CAGGAGCGAGGCACCCTTGGTACTGTTTATAACACTTCCCAAGGTTCTCCAGTAGGAGTACTAATGGAATTACATAAGCTGTAAACCACGTTTCGTCTCACTGGGGAGAGAAGGGGTCATATGGAAAGTCATTTCTGACAGACCATCTCTTCTCTCTCGCCATCAGATTATACTGGCCTAGGACCATGCCAGTCTGATCCCCTAGGGACCGAACCATTAGAAATCCTAAGAGGTTCAGTCCCATCTTTAGGGACGACGACCCTCGTCAAACTCGTTAGAGACGACGAATCGTCAGTCGGGTCTCATCCGCAACATAGGAGGCGGATGTAGCGATCCTTATCGTGTCCTCACTGTCAATCTCGAGATACCTGGTTATTACACCAGTAGCTCCAGACCCCGGCGTTGAAAGCGCCGGGGGGACAAGTGAAGCACCACCCTGCTCCAATTCGAACGTAGAAGCACCGCTCGTGCCGGCTTCAAACTCAATGAGATAGATGCCGACCGGCAATGTGACTACGCCCGCCGTGTTGTCAAGTCCAAGACCGTTGACGATTTCTTCATCAAACGGTAGAGGATTTGTTGACCCAGAAGAACTTTGGTTAAACTGGGTCAGTGGCACCAGATCCGGACTAGCTGAGAGTGGTGCTTTATCGATTAACTCGATATCGTACTCAACTTCCAAATAGCCGTGATCTGATGTATCAGCACACCCCTCCGCCGCAACAAAGAGTCGACCCATGTCGTAGGTCTTCAAGTCCGCAGCAGCGGCAGCGCCGCTACGCGTGAAGAGAATCCTTCCATCGGAAGGAACTCTCAACTCGAAGATCCTCCAGGGGGATCCGTCGATCCACCTGGTGGCCTGAGTCATCTCTATGGCAGAGGAAGGGGGGAGGTCCAGGGTGTCGTAATCAAACGACATAAGGATGTTACCATCCGAATCCGTTCCTTTCAAATTCTTAAACCTGTAAATCAGAGAATGGATCCTGTACTTATCATACAGGTTCGCATGACCTGACAACCAGGGGAAAGACCCTGAGAGTCCCGGATTGCAGGGAAGGTTACTAACAACGCTGAAGCTAGCAGCTCCAGAGATGGTAGTTACCCTCTCGCACTCCTTGAAGCGGAGATTAGATCGACCCGAATTCATCGAAGATCGATTTTGTGCTGCAGGAGCTCTCGTCAGAGCGCCCTTTGCAGACTTTTGATTGGTTTTCTTTCTTGGCATTACTATACAATTCGTGGACCCACCCGTACAGTAGGTGGACTGTTCATGATTTGAGTAGTACATGACTCTAAGGATGACATGGTGAGTGAGCTCAGCTTATCTCACTGATCCCTACAACTCTCATTGAAGGGATTCGCTGCCGCCTACCGTGGCAGACAATCCAAGGGGGTGGGATCCCCCATCCTTAGTATACTATGCTCCGTGCAGTCTCTCGGCATTTTGTTTAGCACGTAAGTCTTTACACTTGTCAGGAGCTTCTCGGTGATGTCAAGACCACCGAGTCACACATCAGGTTGGTCAGACCTCTGACTCGAAACGTTTTGGGCAATAGAGTTCTTCGTTTGTTCCCTCAGTCTTATGTCTCAGGCGCCTTCTTGGCTCTTGCGACGGCTGGTGGACCTGCCCCGAACTCTACCTCAAACCACCCACTTCTGACCAGAACTCGCCACTACTCCAGAGGAACTCCAGGAACAACGCCAAAACGTATTCCTGTTGAAAGGCTCTCGGGTCCAAGCTTACGCTTGACCAAGCCCGTCCTCTGAAGTGGTAACTCCGAGACTGGATCTATGATCCAATTTCTCACATCCCTAACCTTGATATGCCTCTGTAAAGGCCTTTCGGCCACCATAAAATATGGCAGAGACATAATGTGCCCGGCCCATTTTCGCTGAGTCCTCGAAATTCGTGGATCCAGTCCAAATGACTCCTGGCCCATTCCTCCCACGGAACAAGGTAGGAATAGATTACGACCCTGACATTCCTTTCTCAAATGCTGTCGATGCATTGCGAGGTAGGAACGTATCACATCCGCTGACTTACCCTTCCAAGCGCCTCTACCTATTTCAGTTATCACACTGGAATAAGGATGCGCTCCGGGTTCGTCATCAGAACCGACCTTTCCAAGGACTTTGTGGTTTCCTAGGAAAAGCCCAACGTTAAAGAAGCCGACCCTTGCGGGCCAGCCCCCTTTCCGCTGGATATCAAAATCGGTACTGACAGAGTTTACATTCGCATATCGCTTGTGAATGTACGCTTTGCCGGGTGAGATTGCCAAGCCAATCTTTTGTCCCAAGTCGGCATGTAAATGCCACTCGTTACGGTTTCCAATGTAGAGCATGTCATCCCCGTTAATTAAAACGGAGGATAACAAGTTCCGCAATGAAACCCGCGGTCTCAAGCGCTTACGCACTGTGAGATAGAGGCCAAGATTAGCAAGGCACAGGATCGGGAAAGATAGTATCGAACCCATAAGTTGTCCATTTTGCTGGAGAACTGGTTCCAGCGTCACACCATTTACAGTTGGGTAATGTATCTGATGTGGTGCCAGAACTCCTAAGAGTAGATTGTTCAACCTTGAATTAAGGAAGAATAACCGACTGAGGACCCTCTTTAAGATCGTCTGAGACAATCTTGCAGAAAGACCATCAGTTGCGGCCGAGTAGTCAATACTCAGCCACTCCTCTTGGGTAGGGTTGCCAAACTTCGCCTGAGATTCTTGTAGATCAAGTAAATCAGTTGCGTTGAATGGCTTTCCGATGAGACGGAAACAATCCATCTTTCTCATCTCGGAGTGCAATGCCTTCTGAACCTTCTTCCCTATATAATAGGGGAGACTAGGACCTTTTGAGATAGTCCGAACCTTTAAAGGTTCAAGGACCGCCTCGATCTTAGCGTCGTAGACGGGGATCTCTTCACAACTAGAGATCTCCTCTTCGACAAGCTCAGAAAGCTTCGCGAGTTCGCCGGGATACTCGGTGATAATCTCAACCGGATTGGTTTCAAGGGTCTCATCCCTCAAGCCCAACCCGGGCTCACCTCGCATCCCGCTTAATTCTTCCCAGGGAAGAGGACTTTCACGAATCCGACGTCGAAGTTCCCCCGCTGCGCCCCCAAGTTTCCTTGAGGACTCAAAGGAAGCCTTCTTTGACGCCGTGTGACTTAAATAATCACCCGGCGCTAAATAAAACTTCCAAAGGCGACGGAACATCTTCATCGAGAGACGTTCGAGTACTGGTTCGAGGTTCTCCATGACCTCGTCCAACAACTCATCCTCCTCTTCTCCGCCCACTAAAGGGTCTGGGCTTTCCATCTGTTGCCTGTGCTTACGGAAGTTCGATAGAACAATTTCCGGAGTTACAGGCTCTGCGGCTCTTTTAGCCTGTAGGAATGAATACCATAAATGAGTATTCCGTTTAGAATAGTGGTGTAGTCTTGGACGACACCATCTTTTCCAAGCGCCTATTGGCTTAAAGGCCACATCCGGCTCCGCTGGCATCTCATTTCTGAGATAAAGTGCCATTGGGACCAACAAGATGTACTTAGCCCTCTTGAGAAAAATTTCCTCATCCACGTCCTTCAAGTAGTCCATAACTTGTTTATTGAACGAGTTTACGACTCTCTCCGGACATGAATGGTGGCGTAACACTAATGTTAGGCCCTGGAGAAATTTCTTAGCCCTCCCACTTTTTGCATCCCTGGGCTGGCGGGATGGTCCGGTTACAGTTCCGGATCTGTTCTGTTGGCTCTTACGAGACAAAAAGGAATTATGATGAATATGGTTTTCCATCTTCTTCCCTTGAAATTCTTTGGACAAAGTTCAAATGGCT